GCGAAACCTGTACCCGGGATAAATCCCTTTCACAGACGCTAAGTTGGACAGGTAGGAGTCTTACAGCTATACGGTGAAGTGATCGTCAAGAAGACGATCAAAACCAAAGTGGTGACTGATATTACTAATATTACTAACATCGGCTGACCTAACCAGTCTGGCTCTTACCATGGGGCTTACGAAAGTAAACCGGTGTGAACACATGAAATAATATCCGTAAAACTATAATGTTGCTGCTTAATCAGATCATTGAAGATACCGTGAGGTATCACTCGAGTCACTGCGAAAGCAAACAGACCCCCAAAGGGCGAGTCAACCTTGAAATGATGTCCCAGTAACCTCTTATAGTATTCACTATGGAGGTAATGGTCCATTCCTGGCTGTCACGGAGCTAAGTAGCTCTCCGTTTGGTACTTCTGCGAATCACCTGATTGGCTCTGTACGAACGAATTTTTATACATGAGATAAATAAGGTTTGTTTATTACCCTGTTTATCAAACAGTATTTAAATTCTAGTAACTACATCCTCTCGGGCTCCTGAAGAGACCAAGGAGTTAAGAGTGATTAGGATCTCTCGTCCGGGTAAAACCGAACAACGAAATCTCTAATCCACCATATAATGTGTCCCACTCATCTTTGAAAAAGGATGAAGGAGAAAACCTTCCCAGGCGAAGCCGAAACACCTAAGTGCTATGACTTACTATTCAGTAATGATAACTGTGACTAACTTTGCTGTTAGTAACGAGCATACGGTACTGAAGCCCTGGATGATTTATTTTATCACCATGCAAAAAGCTTTTAACTTTCTGTCGGCGATAAGATCACGTTACGTGATGGTGCAGAAGATGATCCCACTTACTGACAAAATCAGTATGAGACTGCAGAATGCCTTTGATATGAACAATGTTCTATCAATGCAGACTGCTACTCACTTAGCTTGGAGAATAAGACTAACCAAATCGTTTCTGTCCTTTCTTCTAAAGTTTAACCGCGAACACGGGTCTACATACACTGTAAAGTGGATGAAGGCCAGTTTAGTGGCTATACAGAAGGAGTTAGGTCAGGATCGATTGGTATCCCTAACTACTCTTGGCGCGGCACTTCCGTATTCAAGATTGTCTAATGGTTTACCCCGTATAATTCCAGCCTCTGATCGAGGTCGAATTAGATCGGGTGATGTTAAAGTAATCCGTTTCTGGACAGGTTTATTCAACCTGTACAGGGTATTAAAAATACCAGGAGAACTTAAGATCAGTACCATAACTGCCCCATTTTCTGGGTCAGAGACTATCCTTGAAGATATGATTACTCTTGTAAGTAGAAGTAAAACTCACCACTTCTTTACTCACCTGTCGAATTTTAAATCGATAGTTGGGAAAGATTTGGTTCCTAGTCAGTTTGTTTTATCTAGATCGGCATCGCCATCTAATAAATTCAGCTGTACTGGGATACTTACAGACATCTATCTTCTAAATACTGAAGCGCCAGCGCTTTGGCAGGAGATCTTGTACTACCTTCATTCGGTAGGAACGAAAGTGTCTTCTCCTTTCCTTAAACAACTAGACCATGGCTATAAATTAGTGATGAGATTAGTTGGAATGAATGGTAAAGTTTATACCGGAGTAAAATCTGGTAACAAATTTTCCCAAACAAACCTTCTAACTCTTAAAACTACTTTAAGAAATGGTTTAGGGCCTGGAAAAGGGTTGTCTCAATTTGCTATCAAGGAAGAAGCAGCCGGAAAAATCCGGTTGTTTGCCTTATTAGATTCGATAACACAGTCTGTGTTAGCGCCTCTACATAATGCATTGTTCGATCTGTTAAGGTTAATACCTAACGATGGAACCTTCGACCAAGACGCATCTATAAGACGATCCCAATTAAAGGCTGTTGAGGCAGGGAAGGCATTTAGTTTCGATCTCACTGCAGCGACTGATCGCCTACCAGCTCGCCTAACCGCTTCTATTATCGAAAGAATTTTCGAGAAAGAAGGACTAGGAGAGTCATGGTACAACCTTATGGTTGATCGGGTCTTTGATTTCAACGCCACTGTGGCGAAGAAACTCAATTTAAACCCTGATGACGGTTATCGTTACAGTGTAGGTCAACCAATGGGTGGTCTTTCCTCGTGGGCCGGGTTAGCAATAACTCACCACTGGATTGTGCAAATGGCAGCATCTCGTGCATACCCTAACACCTCTGGATGGAATACTTCGTATGAAATCCTAGGTGATGATCTTGTGATGTTCGATGACCTTCTGGCCAAAGAATATCTAAAAATCATGGCTGATCTGGGATGTGAAATCAATTTGAGTAAATCAATTGTATCACCTAACAGACCAGTCTTCGAGTTTGCCAAACGAACTTGTTGGGGACCGCATATAGTATCCGGTATTTCTGTGGCACAGGTAAGAGCAGGTTGGAGAGTGGCCGGCCGAGTAGCAAATGTATTATCATTCGCCAACTCTGGTCTGATTACTTCACCTAGCTTGCTCGCAATTACCTTGTCCAGATATGCTTTTTCCAAAGGAAAAGCCGCACATCTCTTGGTTAGAAATAACCAAAGAGGTATGAGACTATTCGCGATGGGAATACTGTCACTATTAGGGACTTTTTACCAATCTGGAAAAATTCCGCTAAAAGTGCTAATGACTGCTATAGTCGATCCTCGAAATGAGGAAGCCGACTATAGTGGCGAGGCAGTTGGCCTCCCACTAAAGGCATCATTAGATGCAGCATTCAGCATTTTAAAAGATGCTACTTCTGGTCCTAATATCCAATTTAGTAAACAAGAGGTAAGAGATGAGGTATTCGATGAATACTCATCGGAATTGTCAACAGTGATGTTGCAATCCGCCCTTAAAAAGGCTCAATTACTTCTTGGAAATTCCGAAATGCTTGTTCAGCTTTTCGCTCAACGGATGTATACTCCTTTCCACTATGTGGAGGGAGGTAAAGTCGTTCCTATGGAAGACTTACCATCTGATGTTCGATTACTGTTCATTCAGATCGAGAATTTCACTAATTGGAGTTTAGGCCTTGAGTTTGCCAAAGAGAATCCTGAAGACTTATATGAAGAATTGTATCAACATGCTTATAAACATGCTAAATACAATCATATAACCTTCGAGGAAGCTTCTAAATGGCTGGAGCGAATCGAATCGTTAGAGTTTAAATTAACTCTACAAGAAGCTGCAAAACCTGGGAAAACAATCCTAGAGAGTGCACCTATCTTGGGGGCAATTAGACAAATGGATCCTAATAAATTTATTAGACCCACTTACCTAAATGGCCCACGGTACGCTTCAATCTATTCATTAGAACAGATCATTACTCCGCCTCAAGGGTAGCATGGGGGTCTTATTAGACCGGCAGAGTGGTTCACTTACGAATCCCTTGCGTTACAATCTTATCGATTGTATCGACTTCA